AAAACTGTAAAACATAATTATTGCTGGTCTTCCCGGCGGCTGAAAGATAGATTCCATTGAGGCCAGAGCCATTAGTCGCGGCTTCACAAGCGAAACCAAAGCCGTTGTCTATGTCGTTTAAAGCGGGAGTTTCGCTGATCAACGGAATTTCCTGCCGCAGATAATTCGTTAAAGCGATATTATCTGTTGTGGCTAAAACCCTTTGATTGGCTGGATAAGGAGGCGTGTTATATTTAAAGCCCGGGGTAAAATACAGGGTGCCGTTTGAAGCCCAAATAACATCATAGGCATCTGGATCATCTTCTCTTTGAAAGCCCCACCCCTCGCTTGCGCTTCCCGCTGGGTCGGCAGTCAAGATACGATTTACATTAACGATATTAGAGTTTTGGCAGTCTAATGCGTATTTTTCGTCCGCTGGTCCGCTGCCGCCGTACTGATTGGCCTTCAGCTTTAATGCTCCCTGCATTTCTCCGCCGGTAATTGGTAAGGCTCCCACATCAGAGGCGGTTAGATTATTAATCGTATTGTTGGTGGTATTAATATCATTAGCTCCAAAGGTATCCCCTTCCTGGGTGTACTCCGTAGCGTCCTGGATTGTGCTGTAGCCCTGGGAATCCGTGGTGATAATGTACCGCTTTCCGCTCTCCGGCGGGATATAATCCTTATAATCTGTTTTTAAATTTGTCGCCATTAAAACTCGCTTCCTTTCAACTCAAATGATAGCTTTGGACGGCCGGCCTTCTGCCTCTGAAACGTACTGTATAAGGTTAATAGAATCCCCTCTATCCGGTTTAGGTCGTCTACGGTAGGCGTAGCCCCGTTGGCATACCAGGTCTTTTTCCCCGGATAACCGGGCGGCTTCCATGTACTGTTTACAATCGAATCCAGGTTGTTTTCGATATTGTTGATAATGGAAGCATAAGGGAAATCGGATACCGTTTGATCCGGCATGCTGACAATGGAAAAGCTGGGATACAATTCCTGAGCCAGAGCATATAGCACTTCAATATTTCCGGTAATCCGGTTGTAATCGGCGATATTGAACCAGTCCCCGTTGTATCTTCCGTTTTCGTCAGCAGGCTGTATCTTCCAATCCGTCTTAGGTGTTTGCCACGCCATTCAATTTTTCCTCCCCTCTCAGAATAAAGGTTTCACGCATCGCGCCCTGGTTGAAATTGATATTCGCTTCCACTACTGTGGCTTCCTTGCCGTTATAAAGAATTAAATCCCCCGGGTCTACTTCAGGATACCCCAGCGTTTCCACCGTGTACTGTCTCCGCTTGGAAAGATAATCCGCTATCCAGTCCGCTGTGTCCTGCCTTACTAATTCGTCAGATACAATAGGATTATTAAATTCACATACCTCTCCCAGCTCACTGATCTCGGATTCATAAGGCACATTGTAGGAGCTTGCAAAGGTATTAGCGTACCATTTAACATCAGCACTTTGAGTAGTTCCGGAGATTTTGATAAAAGAACAGTAAGCATAATGCTCCTCTTCTTCAATCACCACATTAGGATCCTCGCACTCGAATCGCTGGGCATAATAGATATCGCTGTTCTTTAATTCCGTTAAAACATTCGGAGAAACGGAGACTGTTTGAATCGGTTCATTTGGTGTACCGGCCCAGGTGAGAAAATGTAAGGTATTATAAATAACCTTGCTGCATTTTTCCAGAAGTTCCCCTTTCGGGTTTCCGATGATATCCTCCGATGTCAGTTCAAAACACATTGGATAATGAACTTTAACCCGTTTTATTCGTCCGCGCTGTTTTTTGGGATTCTTTACACAATAAATAGACAGTCGGACAATCCTGTCAAAATTTTCTTTAAAATACAGTTTTCCGTTTTCCCATGTGCCGGAAGTATATTTTTGCATGACCGTTGTTAACTGGGTGATGCCGCCCTGCGGGGTTGTGTCCCGGCGCGCTACAATATAAAATTGATTAATTCCGGAGCTTTCACCGATATCGATTTCCAGTTTCCCGAATGTAATGTTTCGGGTAAAATCAAGCTGGATTACCGGCGCTGTATCAGTTGGATTTTCCGGATAGTTTCCGCTGTGGTCTGGAAAAACGTCTGATACATAACCAGAATTGACATAAGGCCCGCTCTGAGGCAAAAACCTCATGCTGCCGTCGAGCCTGAAGAAATCCTCCTCAAAGGCGGCGTAATCCGGTGCTTCCACGGCATCAAAAACGCCTCCCTGCTTGACCTCTCCGGAAACATAGTAGGAATACGGAACCTGTGGGGCTCCAAAAGTGAACACTCCCATCACGGAGGGTTCTATCTGTTCCCGATACCGGAAAATAACTCCTCCTTCCGGGCTTTGCTCTAAAGACGATCTGCCAAGATTCGCGATCAGCTGAAGGTTGGAGGCGTGAGAATCGTACTGGAGAGGGAGATTCGTAAAGGTGCTTTGTAATCCCCAGTCATCGGCCCAATAATCGGTAATTCCCGCGTCGGAAAAAACACCGGCCGCTAAATCCCGAAGGGAATGTGTTTTACTATCCATCACACCCTTTTTGTAAGTAGTAGAGTTCAGCTTGTTAAAAATATCCTTGCAGGTAAACGTGGCGTTTACACCGTCCGTCTGCCAGCTTTGCAGCCAATAGGTAGAAGGTGACAGCCATTCGATGTTTCCCGATCCGTCCACGTCATACCCATACTGGATTGTAACAAGCTGTTCTTTTTGCAGAAACGTAATTAAACTGAACGAAGAATCAATGTTGTACCTGCCGTCCTCATTAAACAGCGTGAAAGACAGGGATTCCGCAGGCAGTTCTGTGCTGACAGGGCTTGCGGCCCGGTTATGGGTAATGGAGATAATATCCTCGTCGGAGAAGGAATAGGCGATACCGAACAACATACTGTTGATCCGTATTCTGTTGTACGGCCTCGCCTTAATAAATTCGATCCTGATTCGGTCTGCGTCTTCAATTCCCAGTTCTCCCTGATAGATCACATCGGTGTTGCCAGTAATAGACCAGGTGTTTTTCAACGTGCCGTTTTCATAGGCCGTAATGGTAAAATCAATTGGAGCAGTTCCGGTCACTGTATCAAACTGTAACGTAATGCCAACCATGCTGTGGAGAGTAGAAAAGGATACGTCAATATATGGATTAGAAAGGAATATTCCCGCGCCGTTGGAAACCGCGCTGCTGATATATCCGGTGTCATAAGGATTGGCGTCATTTAGAAACCTCTGTTTTCCGGTGAGCTGCCAAAAGTTCTGCTCCCAGGAAGCATAGCTTTCTGTTATATCGTTCACGCCGGTTTGGATTCCAGAGGGATCGGAAAAGGATACCCCCGGGGAAACCGTGAACGCCGCGTCGCCAAACGCGTATTGGTCGAGAACACCGAAGCTTATCTTCGCGTGCATTTGATTCCGGATTCCCTGGGTGCGGTGGAGCTGGATCGCTTTTTGGTATTCCGGAGAAACATATTTCATACGCCCACCGCCTTTACACCTGAATCAAATTGGCGGTTACGTCCTTCCAAAAGGAGGGTCGCAGCGTCTGCGGGTTTACCATATACGGGATTCCGGAACGGTCGCCAACGTACATGGTTAAATAGGTATAGTTGTTAATCCGGGGATCGAATACCCGAAAACGGTTCACGAACGAGCCGCCCTGGGACCGGTCAAAAATTCGGAGAAAGTTTTTCATCTCCTCCGAAGACAGCATAGTGAATTTCATTTCAACTTTCAGCTTATCGTTCCCGATTGGTTGTCCGATAAAGTTGCCGTTTTGGTTTCGTCCCCCATCTACCAAAGTGGATATTGATATCTTTCCGCTTCCAATGTCGGGAGCGGGGATAGTGACGCCTCCGTCTGTTTCAATCCATGCCATAATCTTCCTCCTTATACGGGAATCGTGCTGGTAGTCATGCGGTAGCCCTGGGCCCGCTCTACCTGCCGCTGGTTCCGGTATACCGCGCGTCCGTCAAGATTAATCGTCTCATTGATCTGGATTGGCCTGTCCGCTTGCTGCGCCTGGGCGGAAACTACAGCGTTGTACACGGCTGCGGCGATGGCTTCTGTAATTTGTTCGTTATTGGCTACCGCCGTCCTGCCGCCGATAGAACCGATCATTTCCGGGTTGCCCGGCTCGTTTGCTACAAACAACTGGCCGGGAGTGGGGAAGCCGCCAAATTCATACTGAGGAACAGGCACTCTTCCCAAGTATACTCTATTTAATAAAGTAACTCCTCCCCAGTTTTTTCCTAATACGTTTCCAGCCCAACTAGCGACATTATTAAATCCGCCCAGCAGTCCATTTATACCATCAACAATCCAATTTATTGCTGATTCAATTCCGCTGATAACGCCGTTCATTGCATTGGCGGCACCTTGTCTAACAGCTAACCATGCGGAAGAAAAAGCGCCGGAGATACTTGACGTAACAGTATCAAAGGAACCTGTGACCGGCTGAATTACATTCTTGTCAAACCATTGACTAGCGTTATTCCATACTCCCTGAATGTCAGTCCACAGGTTTGTAAAGAAGCCGGAAACATTTGTCCACACTCCTTTGAAAAAGTTTGTTACCGGTTGGACTACATTGCTATTAAACCACTCGCTTACCGGATTCCAAACACCTTGAATGTCTTCCCATAATTGTGTAAAAAATCCGGATACTTTTTCCCATAGCCCACTAAAAAATCCTACAATTGGTTCAATGACGTTCGTATTAAACCAATCGCTGACGGTGACCCAGACCGCTTGTATAATCAACCATAAGCCTTCAAAAAGCTGGGAAATTCTAGTCTTCAGTCCTTCAAAACCTGACACAATTGGTTGAATTATATTTGTGTTAAACCAATTACTAACGGTACTCCAAACATTTTGAATATCTGTCCATAGCTGTGTAAAAAATCCCGAAACACTTTCCCACAATCCCTTGAAAAAATCTCCGATTGCTTGAAAATGTTCTTGAAAATAAGTAACGATTTCCTCCCATACTGCAATTGTTTTTTCCTTGGCATCGGCCGCCCATTGGCCAAGGTTCAATTTTAAAATACTATCCTTTACCCCTTGGAACCAATCTAAAATACCCCAGTCCTGCCCAAACAATTGCCCAATTCCATCAATAAATAAGAATAGGGTGTCAAACGGGAGAGACATCACTCCCAGCGTAAAATCTTTTATGCCGTTGACCATATCTTCCGTGTTCCATTTTGATAGACCGGAGAAAAATTCAACCAGCCCTAAAAACATGGTGGAAAAATCTCCTAAATTCAATAAGCCAAACTTTGCGGCAAATTCTCCGATATAAGAAAACGTCGACTGTAAAAAACCTCCAAAGCTACCCCATTGGCTATTTCTAAAAAAATCACCAATTCGTTTAAATACATCGTCCACATATTTTAACTGCGGTGCCAGCTTCTCCTTCATTTCCTCGGCCCATGCGCGAACGCCATCTACTATTCCATTGGATTCCGTGTTCCAGGCGTTGCCGGACGCTCCTGCTCCAGCCCCGCCGCCTGAGCCACCGCCTCCAGTATTTTGCGGTTGATCGATAATATTCAATTCATCAAAGGCCGCCGAAGTTGTAGTCTTGGCTAAATCCTCCAACGCTCCCGCAGTTCCTATTGCGGCGTCCTGTGTCTGCCGCAATTGCTGTGCCGCCGCATAGGATTCCTCATAGGTTTTTCCAAAGAGCGACGATATAAAGCTGGCAATCGCTTTCGTTGCCTGGGCTAATGCCGACATCAGCGCGTTTAAAATCGGCATGACAGATTGAATGATAGGCATAAACGCGGCTGTCAGGTTCATTTTCACCGCATTTAAGGAGTTCATAAATTCGGTATTGGAGGAAAGGGCACCCCAAATCATTTCTTTGAATGACCTGAAAAACGAATATAGCACCGATGTGATAAAGGCTGCCTTGATCGCCATTCTGATGCTTTGGCTCAGTCTGTTAAACGTGGACTGAATATGGCTGGAGGCTCTCGATACCGCTGACTGCTGATGCTGGGCAGCTTTTTCAGCGGCCGCTTTTTGCTTTTCTGCTGCCTTCTGCGCCGCCTGCGTTACACGCTCATGCATTGCGAGGCGTTTCGCTTCCGTCTGGGAATCCGCGACTTTAATAGCAGATGCGAGAGAAATTTCCGCTTGCTTGCGCTTTAAAATCAGTTTATCATACTGTGCCCCGAGTTTTTGATATGCCTTATCTGCCAACGTCGCTTTTGCCGCCGCTTGGTCTAAAGCGTTCGCATCTTTGTAAAAACTGGATAATTCGTCGTATTTTCTCTTTGAGATGGCGTCCATCTTTTCGTCCAACGCGCCCATTGCGACGCGCAGCTGTTCAATTTTTGCTTTCGCGGATTCCACTGATCTATTCAGCGGCTGGGTCGGCAATTTTATATTAGCCATAGCCCGGCTAATCGCTTTCCCTGCTGTGTCTCCAACCCGCTTAAAGCTGGAAGCAGCCTGTCTGTCCGCTTTTGAAGCCAAATGTCCAATTTGCGCTTGTACATTGTCCTTTAAATTTAAGGATAAATAAATGCTTCCTACTTCTGTGCTCATTTTTTCTCACCACCCGCTAAAGACGCAAACATGCTTTCTAATGCAAGCATCTGTTTGTCGTAATCATTGGAATCAAAATGCTGAAGCCGCTGCGAACGGAACCTTTTCCAGTCGGATTGGATTCTGCGCTGCTCCGGAGAAAAATTTTTAATACGTTCTTTGTCAGTCTCTGAGCGTATCATGACAATACGTCCCAGCGGCGTGTCGTCCATAAGGCCGCTTACCATTTTGATCCAATCGGAGTATCGTAGATCGCCTTGTTCCGAAGGCAGCACCCGATACTGCTTCGCGATACTCTGTTCAATTAAAACCCGGTCGTATTCCAGGTCATACCACACTTCATTTTGAAGGCCTGTTCTCTGAGCTTTGAAATCGTTTCGCCACGTCTTCCGGCTCCTCTCCGCTCATTGCGGCGATCACAGTTTCAAAAAGGCGAAGATAAGCCGGATACCTTAAATTCATATCATCGATTTCCTGAGCATGTTCTTTTCCAAAAACCAGGGCAAAGGCTTCCCGGATCATCTTCATGCTTTCTTTTCTGCTGTCGGCGCCGTCTTCCGGAATAAGCTTCATAACCTTCTCTGCGGTCTTTTGTCTGTCGTCCAAAGGGTATACTTTATCCCCAATCCTGATTTCAGGGCATTCAGTAAGCAGCGCGTTATCAATGGTATATAATTTCATTTTTTTATTCCTCCATTTAAAAGAAATAGGCCCCCGGTTACGGGAGCCTACGCCTGTACTTTTTTAAATTGAGCCTGCGGGGGTGTACGTTGGTTTTCCGTCAGACATCAAATCAAACTCCAGCGAATCTACATTAGTGGAATCTCCGCCTCCCGGGGTGGTTACATTGATTACACAGTCAAACTCAAGTTTCGCACCGCTTGGAAAGGTCCATTCCGCTTTACTGTTGCAGTCCTCTCCGGTTTTCCACGCAAGGCCCGCAACATAATCATTGCCGCTGTCACCGATATTTCTCTTCCCCGATAATGAAATAGTAAACATTTTTCCAGTCGTCAGCCTGCGGCCCCAGCCCTCGGTGTCCATCGGGGTCCATTCCTCCACATTGCCGTCCATAGAAACCGAAAAGGTTTCCATTTCCTTTACCACCGCCATAGTAGGAGAATCTCCGCGTCCGCTGGTGCTTATTTTAAATTCGTTTTTAAATACCGGCAGCACTCCAGTAGTCGCCATAGTATCAAATCCTTTCATAGCAAATTTCCATGTTAATTACGTACTCAAAAATCCCATACTCGTCTTTCCCTGCGGAAACAGGACACGGACCAGGATCAACAGAAATAACGGAGACGCCTCCTGTCGAAAAGCCGCAGCTTCCATAAATCAAATGAAAAATGTTCTGTGCTTTCTTCTCCGCCAGGTAGGCGTTATTTGTCCAGTGGATCAGCACCGTAACATTTTTATAAGCATACCTAACGTTTTCCGCCCCTCCAAGACAAATCCGGGAGTTTCCTTTTACCTTACCGTCGTTATAGACGCCAACAAACTTTTCCTTGCTTCCGTCAATACTGCCCGCCGCGATACAATCAGAAAGCTCAGGGTCTAAAGCTTTCAGCCACGCCACTATATTTTCAAGCGTCACCCCTCTCTACCTCCTTTTTGTACAGCGCGTTAAATGTCGTCTGTGCGAAATCCTTTTTTTCTCCATTGATCCACGGTTCCAGCCACTTGCCTCCTGCATTTGGGTTGTTAACGGTTTGAAAGTTATATTCCGGGTGATTATACAGCCTGCGCGCCTGCACGGAACCGGTAATCAGCCTGGATTCGATGTCGTGATCATGAACGGACGTCTCTGTAAAAGTATCATTATTCTGCATATCGCCGTTGTCATAGGGCATTACCTGCGCGGTTCTGATTTCGGTTTGCAGAGCATCAACAGTCTGTTCCATCGCGCGGACGGCGGCATTATTTAACCTTTTGATTTCCTGCATATTCAGCTTCAAACTCATTACATCAACTCCAATTTTGTGAAGTTTACGGTTCCGTCGGGATTCCTAGCGCGGGAAGAAGAATAGATCCTTCTAATTACTGTTCCGCCGTTTATCACCACTTCGCCGGAAATATCCAATCCAGGAGCGATATCGCCGTTAAACAAGGCGGTAGCCTGAAGCTGAACAAGCCTGCGCTCCTGGTCAAGCACTTGTTTGGAATTCTCGGAGTAATTGCAGTTTCCTTCAAACAGAACGGCTTTCTTCGGGCTTCCGTCCTCGTTAATTCCATCTTCGAACTGGATTTTAACTGGAATCGTACAGACAGAATCCGGTACAAGCTCAGGCCATTTCATCAGTACACCCCCTGATAAGTCAGCCCGGTTTGATTTAACACGCCGGTCACGTCACGTGAGGTATCAACCCCGTTGCTTTTTGTCAACACGCTTTTATCCCAGCTCATGGATACTCCGTTAATAGAGTAAGAGGAAAGGGGATTGCTCAGCAGGTCGGAATACTGGCTTCTAAAATCGGCCTGCCGGGCAACCGCCAATTTGACCTTTTCCTGTTGAAATGCGCTGAGCGTATCGAACCCGCGTGCGTAAATGCGGCCGTAGGTCATGATGTTAACGTCTTCCTCCGCTTCCTTAATTACTTTTTTAATCGCGTCGTCAGAGGGAAAGTTTTCCAACCGGCTCATGCCCTTGTATTCCTCCACGCTCAACACCATTTGTCACTCCTCCTTACGGGCGCGTTTCTTCACCGGCAGTTCTTCTTTTAGCTGGACAAAGGAAGGATTTTTAAGATAGCCCCTTGCGATTTCGTCAGAGGCTTCCAATATCGCGCCGGTTTCTTTGTTGATAATCTTCATAGCGGCCTCCTGGTTATTCGGTGGCAGTCCATTTAAAGATTAAGTCTGGCGTGAGGGCTTTGGTCCCGTAATCGTAAAACAGGCTTACTGCAAAATCGTTGGAAAGTGGGATTTTTTCAGGGTTGCTGTACTGATCCACAACAACAGGCTGCGCAACCGCACCGCGAATCATAAGCAGTCCATTACACTTTTCCGCAAGCCTGGTACAGCTGTACACTCTCACACCGTGATACATACCGAACTCCTCACCGGCGGTGTCTACATTGGGATTGCTTTGGGTATCCAGAAAAGTACGCAGCTTGCCGTACTGGGCCGGGGACAGCACTAAATCCATCATGCCTCTGTCAACGCCGTCAGTATAGTCGTTTTTAACGACCTCTAAAGTTTGAATCATGCTTTCCACAATATCCTGAATTTCCGTTACGCCGCTGCCGGGTGTAAATGCCGTCCCTGATGTATTCGCCTCGGCAAAAAAAGCGCGATCCAGATCAGCCGCCATCGTCAGCACGTGATTGTCCGCCCGGCGCTGCATAATTCCAGCCACACCGAAGGTGTCAAGATCAAACTTGGCGACTTCTTCCACAATTTCTTTGTGGGTGCTTAGATTCACAGTGGTGGGCGGAACGGTAATCTTATCGCCTTTTGCGGCGGCTCGCGCGGTGCCGTAGGTTTTCGCCTCGCTGTTTGCAAAACGCTTAAACTCTACGGAACCAGCGGCGGGATTGCCAGTATACTGCTGCGATTTTAACGCCGTGGAAAGAGTGGATTTTTGTACGTTCTCAATTACCAGGCCGTAAATTTCCGCCAGGGTTGCCGGGGTGCTTACTCCCGAAAGCAAACTAATCGCATTTGTTCTTGCCATAAATAAATCTTCCTTTCAACTTAAAAAATTACTTTCCCGGAGACCACGGAAGCTTTCTTGGAATTTCCTTCCGAGCCTTCCGCGTCTGCTCCGACTTTGATCCCCGTTTTTTGCTTCTCTGTGTTCTTCCAGGACGGGTGTCTCTTCAATACGTTCTTAAGCGCTTCTCGGATCGTATCTTCGTCCACCTCGTCACCGCTTTTCTCAACTTCCCGAACAGCCAGATATACAGCGTCCTCCACAGCGTCAGACCGCACACCGCTCTTGAAAGCTTCTATCTGCGCTTTTGCTTCCATTAATTCTTTTTGGTAAGCATCACTCGCGGGCGTTTCCTGCGGTGCGGCTGGCTGCGGTGCGGTGTCTTGAGACTGCTGCGCCTGCTGCCTGCTCCATTTCCTGTGTTCACGCTTAATTCTCCCCTCAATGAGAGCATCAAGTTCTTCCTGCGTCTTCGGTAAATTAGCGGCAGAGGCCTGTTCTTCCTGCTTATCGTCCTTTTGGTCTTCTTCCTGGGTCTCAACTTTAGTTTCCTGTTCCATTTCTTTCATGCGTAATCCGCTCCTTTTATAGCCTGTCGGCCTTAAATTTCCTTGCAGAGTTTTACGCCGTACAGCATGTTTTGGGCGTAAAAAAAGCAGCCCGAAAGCTGCTTAATCAAACAATATTAAATTCATTCGCCTTTGTAGTTGCACTCGCCGTTATAGAAAGCGCCGCATTCCTCGCGGACACAGTCCATTTGTTTAAAATATTCGTTTGTCCATGTGGTACCAGTAGGCAATTGGTTTTCGTTTTCTTCGCTGTATTCCTGCGTCCATTGCTGTACGGTAATATGGACCTTAACATTATATGGACATATCACGGCTGCCTCCTGAATTTAGGTATAAAAATACCGCCCTGCTTTTTGGGCGGGTGGTTACGATTCCGGATTTTCGTCTAAAACAGCCTGGTACAGCCGGGCGGTTAATTGATCCTCTGGTGGATTTCCATCTAGAAACTCGCACTCATCGTCATACTCCGGATTAATCGGGTGCTCCTGTAAAAACTTTTTCATTTTTTCACGCTCGTGTGGTGTGATATTGGATTCCACATCGTTCAATCCCTTTCAGTAAATATTCAATACAATTCATGTATTTCTGCGGCGTGTCCAAATAGTCAGGATACATAGCTTTTGCCTCTTCCCAAAGGCGGCTAAATTCCAGCAAAGAAAACGAATCTGTTTTCTCGGCTGCATAAATAAAGCCGTTATTTCCTACCGCTGTAATCATTTTCATGTTTTGATCTTTTGCAAATAAGATCAAATCCGTGTGCGTAAAAGTTTCACCGGTAGGGTGACTATGCATTACTATGTATGGGACAGTTTCTTTAGGAATTTTGATATTTCCAGCCCCCGGTTCTCCAACCGTACTATTCAAGCGGTTCATTTGCAGATCATATGTTGCTCCGGCTTCCGTTCCTAAAGTTCTGCCAGAAATAGAAATCAAAAGTTTTTTATGTTCATTTTTGAGCTTGTTTTGTAATTGAGGGGACAAAAGATCACAAGAAAAGGATTGGATAGACGAAAGGCTTTCAGAATTTATAGGCAACGGCGTTAAATTTACATCATTAAGTATAATCTTTTGACCGGATTTTTCAAGAGCCTGTACCGAAGGATAGACCTTTTCCCTCCAATAGTCTCGGCGTAAAACATTACCGTGCTGATTGACAAATTCTTTCAACTGTTTTTGCGCCGCTTGTCTCTTTTGAGAATACTTTTTCTTGTCCTCCGGATCTGCGGAACCTATCTCCAAACGCTTCCATTTTCGAATCTCCCTTTCCATTGCCCGCTGTTTTTGCTCCAGCCGGGAGTTTCGGCGTATTGTCTCCTTATCCATCGGTTTAGGCAATGTACTGATTCCTTCATACCACGTTGATAAGGTGTGGCGGCAGTTAGGGTGGAACAAGCCATTTTTTACCGCCACGGAAAGAAGCGGATACCAGTTCCCGTTTCTGCTTCTTCCCAGATCTCCGTTTCTTTCCCCCTCCCATTCGCCCCATACATCGTCAATGTATACCTTACCCTGCCACGGCAAACAGGTCTCGGAACAGGCTCCGTATTGGGATACCAGAACGGTATCAATTCCTAGTTCAGCTCTCTTTTTAGCTTCTCCCTGTAAATAGGAACGCGTAGCGGCTGTTCTGAGCGCCATCTGAACATAATCCGCAATGTTTACTCGTTTGCCGTCCTTGTACTCAATGCAGCTGATACCTTTGCTCAGAAAATCCTCCGTTGCCATGTCAATTGCCTTGGGAAGAGTTACCGCGCCGGCCGCCATTGCCGCGTCGGCTTTATATACGGTCTGCCGGTATACATCGTCCATTAATCTGAGTGCTGCTGTTTCCGACTTTTTCTCCGCGTGCTGAATGTCGTGTATCAGGCTTTGAAGCCTTCGGTCATTCACGCCGAAAAAACTGCGTTCCGTAATATTACGGCTGGCTGGCGGAAAGTAATGCCCGGCTGTACGAATGGTTTCTGTCTCCTGTTCTACCCGTTCCATTCCTTCGGCGTATTGGTCCCGCAGCATAGTTTCAGTTTCCTGATCGATGATCGAAGCAAACTTTCCGATAATGCCCTGGTTTTCTCGCCGAAAGGATTCTAAATTTTGTATTTTTTCTTCCTGCCAGGCCGGCCACCGAAAGCCCTCTTTTTCTTCCCATGCTTTATGGGCGGTTAAATTCCGTTGAAGCGAGGAAATCAGTTCAAGCTCAATTTGTACGAATAAATCCGACAGCTCACGCCAAGTCAATCAGCTCACCTCCCACTGAAGGAGGCTCCTCTACTACTTCAATTCCGCGCGCCTTTTTAATTCTCAGCACTTCTTCCTTTTTCCAATTCTCGTCTTTTGAAGCGCCCCACAATTCGTCCACCTGGCTTTCAATACTCATAATGGATGCGGTTGCCGCCTTCCCGATAGATTCGATTCTGGAATTGAAATCCGGTGCGCCGTACTCTCCAAAGCTTACGGTAGGATTATAAGCTTTCGCCGGCAGATTGTGCATGTTGTCATAGGTCATGAGTATTGCGGACACCAATTGGGGAAGCACCTTTTCCAAAGTATCCGTAATAATATTTCTCGTATAGCCGGTTACATCCTTTTTTTCTCTCTGCGCCTCTCCAGACGCGGTTTTGCTTACGTCAATACCGAGAGTGGCGGGAGAAATAATCCCTTGCAGGCACATATCAAGCATTGCCGTATAGGTAGACAAGTAGGCTTCATACCTAATCTCCGGCTGAATGGTTTCGATCTTGTCGTTAGACTGAGAGCCATCGTCTCCTTCTACAGCTACAAAGTTCGTACCAAACGAGTTTACCGCTCCAAGATCACCGTTAATTGGATTTCTTGGGATCATGGTCTCTGGTATGTATTTCTGCACTCTGCCAGCCCGGACAGCGTCAATCCATTGGCTGATCGTCTCATCGAAAGCATCAAACACTCCCGTTTTTCCATCATAAATGGATTTTCCGCGCCCCGGAAAACGCGGGTTTTTATAAATCACGAAAGGAACGGCCAAAAGATAATCCCCTGAAACCACAGTGGTCTTCAAATCCGCCAATTCCTTTACCGTTGATAAAGGGATCTCTTTGCCCTTTTCAAATAAGGCGTAAGATACGCAAGCGCATTTTTCGCCGTCCTGATCCTTGGTTTTTGCGTATCGCTCTCTAAGCCGATATTCGTTTTTTCCCGAATTGATCTTAGTCCAAAAGTCAACGCCGTACACATAACCGTGTTTTGTTAAAAAATCCACCCGGTCCGCGGGATAAAACTCCACAATCGGATAAGGCGACACATCGGTATCAACTGAAATTTTAAACGCGCCGTCGTCTGAGCTTAGCGCGTCTCTTACCGCCTGCCCGACTAAATCATCAAAGCCGATTTTTTCGGATATTTCATTCCATTTATTTTTGCTTTCTTCGTCGTCTTCAAATTCAACTTCATTTAAATCCGACTTTACGATATAAGCGAGGGTATCGACAATCATTGCCGGAAGCCCGCTGTGGATTTTTCTGATGTTTTCAGTTTCCGGTACAGCCGCCCAAAACCTTGAGCTTTCACCGTATCCAACGCCGATCTGCTTATACAGCTGTTCCAGTTCATAAGCGTCGCCGCGATACCATATCTTATTCCTGATTACTTCGGTTTCAAAGCTTAAAGGTTCATTGATCGTAATAGACCTATTATCTGCCGGTATGATATCCAGCCAATTTCTAATCATTTCCTTAAACCACCCCATTTTATCCCCGCTTTCATGATCTGTGTAATTTTTTTCTCAAAACAGTATTTACAAAGTATCGGATATCGTCCATAGCATGATCGTTTTCCTTGATCGGCTTATCGGATTCGCCTTTTTCGTCCCAAGAATAGCTTCCAAATTCCCGAATAGCGTCTTCACAGGAAGAAGAAAACTTTAACCGCCCTGTATTCAGCGCCGTAGCTACATTGCGTATTCCTTCCAACACGTCGTTGTTTGCGTGGCGAACCCGAAACCGTCCATGCCGCTTAATGCAGGTAATAAAAGAAGATGCCGACGGGTCGATAATAATCCGCTCTATGTATTTATCACCTGCAAAGTTTTCCAAATCCGCATAATATTCCTCGTCTGTTTTGGGCAGCGCATTTTTTCTTCCGGAATAGTAGTATTCTTTTTCTCTGTAGGCGATTCCTTCAGGCGTTACCAGCCATAGTCCTGCGGAAAACGGATTATAGGTGCCGTAATCAATGCTGATATAATATTCTCCATTGTCCGGAAAGGAATCTGTGACGTGCTTATCCCTTCGAAACATGGGATAAATAAGCCCCTCGGCCCGTACCCATTCGCCTTTAATATACCGGTCATAAAACACACCAGAATATAGGCTGTAATATCGTTCTAAAACCTCTGGAGAAAGCGAAGGATTGTCCTCCATCAAAAAGTGAAGGTGAAGAGCGTTCTTTTCTTCTGCACATAAAATCCATTCCTGATAAAACCAATGAGAAGGAGCGTCCGGGTTGCAGTTAAACCAGAAACGCGATCCTTCCACAGAGCATCTAGCTAATGCCTGTTCCACAAAAGAACGCGGCATAAGGGCAACCTCGTCGAGGAAAACGCCAGCCAATGTAATGCCCTGTATTAATGCCGCAGAGCCTTCATCTTTGCCGCCAAACACATAAAAGTAATTTGTTTTCCTTCCTCTGGTTACCGTAAGCAAATGGTTTGTGAATGACCAGGACAATTGATATCTGTTTTTTACAAGATACCTTACTGACAACAGCGGAGTAATTACGTTTCTAACTGCGGATTGTACGGTCTTTCCGCAAATCGAAAAATTCCTTTGATTAAATTCGTTCATAGCCCATATGATAAAGGCCAGCGACATCACAGAGGTTTTGCCCGACCGAACCGCGCCGTCGCAGATCAAAGCCTGGTAACTAGTTTTTGAAAACGTCAGAATCTGTATTTGTTTATTCGACAAGCCTTCCGCCATCGCTGATCACCTTTTCAATGCTTTTTGTTAACGGGTCATCTTCTATTTCTTGGTCAATTCCATTTGTGTTTCTATCAAACATACCTAGATGCTTACCAATCAGCTCTAGGGCTTTGAGTTTATCGGCCAACCGTATTTCCGTTCCGTTTTGTGTTTCTTTAATTGAAACAACCGCAGCTTTTTGCGATTCTGTAAGCTCTTCGGTAGAAACAAAATCAACCCCGCCGCCTGGCACTATTTTTGCGTAATCTGTTGCCCTCGCAAATCCAATAGCCGCTAATTCTTGGATTACCCGATCCTGAGTGATTTCGGTACGCTGTTCACGCGCTTGCTTTCGTTGTTGAATTGCTTTCTGAATTAAAGGTTTTCTAAGGTTTTCAGTTCCAATAGAAAACGCGGTTTTTTCACTATATCCCGCTCGAATCGCCGCTTGTGTAGCATTTAAATCTATCAGATATTCATCTACAAATCTTTGCTGTTTCGCAGTTAATTTCGCCATACCACCACCACAATTTCAGGATAAATAGAAAGACCGCAAAGCCGTTAGGCCTGCGGTCCTTAGGAAAGGAGGTTAATGAACCTTGTACACTTTTCTATGATCTTATTATATCCTATGTTTTTGAAAAAATCGTCCGCGTTTTTTCCGCGAATTAATAATCAATTATTCCGTACATAGAAATAGTAAACTGATAAAGCGCCTCATCTTTATCGCTATATACTTTTGTCCTTTCAATGTGATATTTTTCCATCAGCCTTTCCACGTGTCCGTCATGGCGGTCTATGTAAAACTCTGTAAGAAAGTCTTTTTGTATCTCAGTTATTCCGTCCAGCCCTTTCTCGATAAGTGCGACAATCCGCCGGGTCGCGGAGTAGGCCAGGGATAAGCGCTTAGTTTTCACAATATTATCAATCCAACGATCTTCAGTTTTACTCCCGCCGCCTTTCACTGGCTCAGAATCAGCAGTACAAGCCTTCATAGATTCCTGTTCTAATCGTAAAGTTAAAATCTGATCCCGAAGATTATTTAAAGATGCTTTGCGCTTCATGTAGCATCTAAGATCGTTTTCAGCTTCTTTTTTCCAGTTCAATTTTTCAACCTCCTGACAGTCTTTTTGTCGCACTTCTCCGGCGGGCAGCCTCTAGGCTTACCGGTATCCAGAAGATAATTACAGTATTTAACGAAGCCATGTCCGTGGGTTGCCAGTGCTCTATGATAGACGCACCCTTCACAGCTTTTCCGGTTCATGTGCTTTGGCGTCTTTGCAGTAGAAGTCGTCGTCTTTCCCGGTTGTCCATTGGTATTCAATATGATCTATATGATTGCTTCTTTCCAGATGGTAAAAGGGACACTCCTGCTTGTTCCTATGTACGCAGTCCTTGCAAGTGGTGTGCGGTTTGGGCGGGTCTTTGCTTGCCACCAGAACGGAACAAAGCAAGAAGCCTAACGGTGCGCCTAAAAAGTACCCTAAAAGTAATAATTGCCAGTCACTCATGATTTACCTCTTTTCTTAACTTCTCGATCGTTTCAGACAGTTTCATAACGTCCGGGTGAGATTCAGGCTTTCCGGAATTTAATTCGCACCGTCTCAGCCGTTCAAATTTTTCTATCAGGAGTTTAGGATCTCTCTTTTGCCTTTTCACTTCCTCTTCGCTTATGATGATCGGGGGTCGCAGGAAATAATGCTCTTCATTCATTTGATTCCTTCCTTTCGCCATAGTTGCAATGATGGTTATCTTTACAATGATGCAAAGAATTTGAACAATCAACCCATAGCTTTTTTGTTCCGTCATCATCAAATTCGTAACTTTCATCTGCTTCCCATTTTATACAATCCTTACACCTAACTACGGGGACAGCGTCGTTTAAATGCAGCTTCATTAATTCCGATACTGGTGTATACTCTCCGCAGCCAAAACAGCCAATAGCAAGAACTCCATTAACGATATCAATATCAAGAGCATCACCACACTTAGGACACCAAATTCCATTTTCAGCGGCTAATCCTCCGTTAACCGCGCTTAGGGTCTCCTTTATTGTTTCCGGCTCAAGGCCTGTGTCCTCATAAGCCTTTAAACGTTCCCATACTTTACGCTGAGAGCAGTATCCGTCCTCACAGAAACTGCCTCCCGGTATCTCCCGGCACATTGCTATATCGCAAAAATTTCCTTCAAACGTCAATCTATCCATTATTCTCCTCCTGAACGCCGCGCCATTGCCAATTGTTATCGTTGTTATATTCGCACCCAGTACAAATATCACGGTTGTAATGGTCGTTATAATAACACGCTTCACATTTCCAGTCACTGCGTTTTCGCAGAGTGTTTAAATCCTCCACCGCCTGATCTCTTTCACGCTTTAGGCGGTTGCGTTCTTGTCCCAGCCTGATAATTTCCGCGTCTTTCGTCCTGCAAAAATCCAAGGTCTCCTCGGCTTGATCGAGTTTAGCTTTCAGCATTCGGATTTTATCAGCCAGGCGTTTATTGGTGTCTATTGCGCTTTGGCCGTTTTGCGCCAGTGCTTCCAATATTTTAATGGCTTCGGCGGCCTGATTATCTAGATCAGAATCGATAAGCGCCGCTCGCATTCTCAACAGTTCGACTAATTCCTCATACATGGCTAATCCTCCTCAGGTGGTTCTGGAAGCGGCTGCCACCATGAAACAACAGCGTTTTCCCATACAGGGTATTCATCAATGAACCACCCGCCCGTCTTGTTCCACGATCCGAGCTGATATGCGTTGTGAAGTGTAATATTTGTTTCGGGCTTTCCGTTTACAATACACAAAACAACTTCGTGTTCTTCCGGTAGCCTGTCATTAACACTGATCCAGCCGTTGTTTGTCATAGCTCAGTCCTCCAAATTCATCTTAGCGCCGCAGTTGGGGCAGTAGTTGGATTTTGTCATAATTCCTCTTGTGCCTACTGTATACTTTCCGCAAGCAGAACACTCAAGCACCGGGACAATATCATTCCATATATTTTCTTTCTGTACTTCTATCCACTTCCCATGCTTCACCTCTGCCACGTCGGCGGCGGGTAGCAGTTCAATCATTTTTGCCACATTATCAAAACACACGCTGTATTCACTTAATCTGCCCATTTCTGCTTTTGCTCTCAAAATTCTAACCAGTGCCGCTTTTTCTAGGTACTCAGTCATTGTCAATCCTCCTCGTCATCTGGGTATTCCGGCATAGCCGTCCAATGGGTCACTTCTCCCGGTTCTCTTTTGAATCCATAAACTACCCATATCCCATCATCAGAAATATATCCTTCATGTACAGTAGGGAAAGGTTTTTCTCCTGGCATTCTGCACAGTACGCTGACAAACGGTTTAGGGGTTATTCTGTTAACATTTATCCAGTCCATTGTCAATCCTCCTGTTTAGCTTTATAAGGGCAAGCATAAGAAAATGGTTTCCACGGTTGTATGGTTATTTCTGTCCTGTTAGGCTCATATGATATGGTTATTTCGCATTTTTCTTTGGTCGCTTTTTCAATTAGTGCGTTAAAATCAATATTTTCAAACATTATAAACCCTCCTGTTCCAAGCGAACATTTAATCTGTGTGTTTTCTTGAATTTTTGAACTTCCACCAAGTCCTCACAATCGTGAAGAATCATCATTTGTTCCAACATGATTTGAACGTCTGCGATCTCTTCGGCAATAGCTTCACGGTTATCTTTGCCCCTGGCGCGCTTACAAAGCTCCTTTTGCAGTTCTGACATTTCCTCAAAAACCATAAGTGTTTGAGCTTCAGCACCCCATTTATTCAGAGCTTCGCAATATATTTTGTGTGGCTTTAATTCAGTCATGGTTTATTCCCTCCAACGCTTTCTCAATTCTGGAAGCGAGATTGTCCAATACAGCCTCCAGTTGCTCAACTGTTTCCGCACAGTAATCATCAGATGCCATTTCCCTTGCCGTGTAGGCCGATAGAGCGGATTTTAGGGAGGAATGGTGCCCTATTACCCTTTCAACCGTCTTGCCCAAATTCGGGCTTGAACGCTTTGAAATGATATGGCGCTCACATAGGGCGATAGTCCCATTTTCCAAGGTGCAGATTCTGTAATCTCCCAAGGTTAGGTTAATCATTGCTTTTATCCTCCGTTCCCGCCTGTTTGCGGCGGGGTTAAATTCAAGGGATTAAACGCTTCATGGAATCGTTAAGCTTTTGATAAGTATCGCTGCACATAAGCATAGAAACAACACTATCCGTCAGCGTTTTAGCCATAACATCATCAAAGGTTTGTTTAATTCCGGAATTTACTTGGCGTTTCAAAATATCTGCCTTTTTTTCTACTTCTTTTTGAACGGTTTGTAATATCGTTGTCCTCATGTGTTCAATATCAAATTTTTCTTCTAAAGAGTTCTTGACACATTCATTTAAGTATTGCTTTCTAGTAAGTTTCTTTGGTTCTTCTCCCCAATTTCCACCAATAGTTACAGTCTCTTCCATGAATTCGTTAACCGAATTGGAAATTTGTTTTTCAACCTCTTCCTTGGTGTATTTTTCAAAAGTTTTGTTATAAGTATCCTTAACTAAGCTTACTATCTCGTCATGCGCCGTTTTATATATACCCATTTCCACTGAGTTCTTAACGGTATGGGTAATATATTCGAGCAGGTTAGTCATATCGACTTCCAGCTTTGCTTCATTAAGTTTAAAATCGGCAGTGTCGTTATAGGGGCACGCTTCATAACCTCCATTATGTTCACAGATTGGCGTTCCATCACTATAATCATAACCACAAAAATATTTACAGTTTTTACAGTCTTTCATTCTAATCTCCTTTCTTATTTAGAGAGGTAAATTCTTCCCGTCCAAAATCTCAACAAGCCGCCTGCATACAGGACAGCCGCTTTCTTTCACAGCCTTGAACTGCCCGCCGAACGCCACGCGGATTTGGTCGATGTATTTGTAAAGCTTCAGGTCGTCTTTTTCTTTTCTCCGCGCTTCCTCGTACTCTCTCCTGAGGGCTTCTTTTCCCTCCGCGGCTTCGTCCTTGGAAAAAGCGCCGCGCCGGTAAGCATGGTACAGCCAGGTAAGCCCACGGTATGCAACGCGCTCTAAAGGAAGCGCGGAACGGGGAAGAGGCCGCCCATTTCCGGCAATGGTACAAAGCTCGTCAAAGGTCATGGCTGATCTCCTCGATGGTTACCTTTACGCAGGGATTCTCCGTGTACCGCTTGATAACCGTTAAATCGGCGATCTGAGCGTCGTCGTCATAAGCGATCCCATTTAAAGCGTCCGCAACCACCTTCGCAATGTTATCGGAATCAGGCTTTTTTGTGGGGAGAAGGTCTCCGCTTAACGCCGAAATCCTGTCTTTGTTGGAAAATGATTTGGGAACCTGAAATCCCGCGTAAATCTCCATCTTCAGCGCAGGCTTTTGTTTTCCCTGAGTTCTGATTTTCCCACGGGCTCCATACCGTTCCAGAAATGAAGTTTTAATCAGATTTTCGTACAGCACTGTGTTTTCCGGCGTGTAGCTGTGCCCGGTTTTACATGTCCTGGCCCTGGCTTTTCCCTGCGGCTTGCCGGGGATATAGAGCGTAACCAAACTGTTCCCTCCTTTGTTATTTCAGCCTGTAATTTTTATGTGGGTCTTTGGCAATATCCCAGTGGTATTCTTTCGTTCTCTGGTAAATCCTGCTTCCCACTGCCTCGTCAAAAAATAGAATTTGATCGACAGTCAATTCACTGGACAGAACCGTCGCCAGGTTGTTATTATACCGGTAATTAATGAGTTCAAAAGCCACGTTGATATCGCCTTGTGTGGGGGCTTTTTTCCTGCCTGTCTCATCGTTTCCTGTGCGAAAAAAATCGTCTATGTAAAGCACAGGAACGGTTTTCAAGGGTTTAATCAGGTTTGAATATGCCGTATCATCATTGACAACGGCTTTCAGCTTCAACGCCTCGTCCCGCCACAGCATATATTTTGCGCTGATTCCACGATTTAAGAATTCACCCACTATAGCCGTACACAAATGCGTCTTCCCAGCCCCAACCTGTCCGCCGATAAAAAACCATTTCCGGTCGTGATCTTCCAGAAATTTCAAGGCGCTGTTTTTTACAGCCTCCTGCCAGGGGGATTCTGTCTGAAACTTATCGAAGGTATATTCGTTCAATAGGTCACCCAGGCCGCTTTGCCGGATTCTCCTTAAACTATCCCGAAGCTTCATACACTCACAGGGTTTCGCAAATTCGTATCCGTCCTTCAGGTAATGTATCACGCCCTCGTTTTTACAGATTGGGCAGTCATACCCTGTTAGATTTCCTTTAACTTCGTTCATGGCCTGAATGCGCCGTTCCTGGATATCCTCAAATGTAATTTCCGTATTTCTGTTTTGAAGTTTTCGCCGTACCTCCGGAGGGGCTTTCCTGAGCAGACTTTCCAGCATGATTTTCTCCCCTTTCATCTCTGGATTCCCATGCTATAAGCTTTTGTTTCCAGTTTTTAACTGAATTCCCATTATTATCTTTCCAGCCTCCTGCTTCGTAATAATCAAAAAAGCGTCTGGGGTCTACGCTGCTATTCCGCTCCTTGCAGTATGCCTCCACTTCTTCAAAAGAAGGAGGAGAAAAGGATTTTTTCTTTTTACTTTCTTTTTTTACTTCTCCTTTGTCTTTTTCTTTGTCTTTGTCTTTTTCTTGGGGGGCGTTCGGTACCGTTCGGCGGCGTTCGGTACCGTTTGCCATTGCTCCATTTTCACGGTTTTTCCTGCATTTGGCTTCATACTTTGCGTTATCACGGTCAATTTGATCTGCAAACACGTCAAATAAGATTTCTTCCCTGCCCTGAAGATTGATAAGCTGTTCTCCTGCGCTGTATGATAACAGCGCCCTAAAAAGCCTCCCGCACTCTGCGTCAGAGAGTTTTCTCATGGCATTCAAATAGCTGTGATAGGCACAAAAAAACTCACGCGCCATTTATTCACCGCCTTGAATATCGGTTTTGCCTGATGCCTGTTTATGTATCCTGCGGTAATGCGCTCTTACCGAAATTAAATCTTCTCCTTTTGACTTGGCTACGAAAAAACGAAGAGGTTCGACATTTAAAGCCTCTGTTCTGCGGCGGTTATCGCTCTCTTTAAGGAATCTCTCGATTTCGTCTGGATCATCGCTTCTCCAATAGCCCTTGGCACTGCTGGAGGATAAAATCCGTTCGCCGTTTCTCATTAGCCGCTTGATTTCGTCCCTTACCTTTCTATCGTCCCAGCCGGTAAGCTTGGACAAATCTTCCCGGCTTATGGCGTTTTCTTTTCCATAAGGGATTAGGTTTAACAGCTCCACATTATCACCGCCTTTCTGTTGGTTAGTTAAAAGGTAAGTCGTCATCTGAATTAATTTCTTCAAAGTCATCGTTTTTAGGGGCAGTTACAGGCTCATTGCTC